TCCTATTTATATCAATCCTTCTGAAATATTAGGTAAGGTTTATATAGAGAATGAGTTTGAAAGAAACCCATATTTATATAATGCTACCAAATATATTTATCAAGGTTGTCATTTTAAAATGCCTGGCACAAGAATTAAAATAAGACCTGATTTTATTCCAGAGTTTATTGAAACAAAAAATCATGACTTTGATGATTTGTTTGAGGTTAATAACTGGTCTAATGTAGGATATCTTCATTTTGGTCGAGGACATTTATGTGGAGGAGAATTTAATGATGTTATAAGTCATGCTGGAGAGTATGGTTTAGAATATTATTTCTTAGCATTAAGACAATATATCTCTACGGCAAATATGAGAGATATAGCCGGGGCACATATTTGGTGGTATCCAATATATGATGATGAAGATAAATTAGTTTATTGTGCAGGTTTAGATGTTCTAAGACAAATGTTATTAGAACAAAGTAGCCTACCAAGCGAAGAAAGACAAAGAATAAAAGATATGTCTATACAAGAATTCCTAGATTGGAAGAAGAGTCATGGAGTAAACTTCCATGATTATAGATATCCTTCTAATTTAAAATCAGGAAATCAAAGCACACATAGTGATGGACGCGATGCGTTCCTAACAGTATTAGAAAGAAAAGAACCAGAACTATTTAAAACAATAATGAAAGGAAGTAGATAATATGGCAAAAACAGTGATATTCTTAAACCATAAATATGACCTATATATTTTGCCTGAAGCAAGACAAAAGATGGAAATCTATTGCGATTTATCAGATGGCGAAATAGGTTGGTTAGGGTTTGTTGAAGATTTGGGAGATACAGGTTTTTTAATAAAAGATGTGGCTTTATTAAAGCAAGAAGTTCACTCAACAACAACTGAGATTACACCAGAAGGATTACTAGAATTCTGGAGTAAGACAGCACCAGAGGAACAATTAAAAATTAAATTATGGGGACACTCACATGTTAATATGGGTGTAAGTCCTTCAGGTCAAGATAATGACCAAATGGAATATTTTAAAGATGGTAATCCTTGGTTTATTAGACTTATAACTAATAAGAAAAGAGAATACCATATTGATATATATGATTATTCTAACGGTCTTCAAGTTCATATGGACCAAAGCGATTTAATCACATATAACCCTAAGGCAAATGAATTAAAGAAATCAATAGAAGAAGAAATCAAAGAAAAGGTAACTGAAAAGAAATATTCATCTTCTTCAAATTTACCTGCAAAATCTTCATATAGTAACAGTTGGGGAAGTAGAACTGTATACTCAAACAAAGGAAAAGGGAAAAAATATGACCTCCCCCTTTTAACCGACGTAGATGTCAAAGTTATAGGAAATTTAGATGAAGTATTAAACGACCCTAATTATTGGCAAGCATTTGCAAAATAGTAGTTCTGTTTATCATAAATAGTTGAAATTATGTTATTATTTATATTATAATAATAATGTAATAAATAAAGAAAAGAAATATTATTACAAAGGAAGGAGAAATATATATGGACTTATCAAGACATATAGAAATCTTCTCTCCTGATAATGTGAAATATTCAATTCATATTATCGGAGTAGGAGCAACTGGTTCATTTGTTGCTATGATGTTAGCAAGAATGGGATGCCCAGTATTAAATATTTATGATTTTGATGATGTTGAAGCTCATAATATTCCTAACCAATATTATGATAATGGTGACTTAGGTAAATTAAAAGTTGACGCTTTGGAAGAAAAGTTAAAACTAATTAACCCTAACATCATCATAAATAAATATAATGTTCCTGTAGCACCTGTTGAAGATGAAGAACATAAAGGTATCGATAAGATGTCTGGTTATGTTTTTATGTTAGTAGACAGTATGAAAGTTCGTAGAGAACTATGGGAAGCAATTAAAAAGAATAAAGAGATAGTTCATTGTTGGGAAAGTAGATTAGGTTCTGACCAAGCTAGAGTTTATTCACTTGATATGAGTGAAAAAGATTTTAGTAAATATGAACAAGATTTCTATGGTGATGATGAGGCAGAAGTATCAGCATGTGGTACATCTATCACAGTATTACCAGTAGTTTTACAAACAGCTTCATTGATGGTTGTTCAATTTATCAACTTAGTTATGGAGCGTGTTGGAACTTATTACTTCAAGACAATCTTTGATAATACTTATAATAAGTATGAAGAAGCATTTGAAGTAGCCGAAGTAACAGAAAATGTAGTTCCAGCTGTTGCACAAGATGATTTATTCTAGTCAACAGAAACTTAGAAATACTTCACAAACGGCAATATAAAATGATATAATTATATTGTCAATTAAAAAAGAAAAATAATTGATAGAAAGTTGAGGAAAAAATTTATGGAAAATATTTATTCATTAGTTATCACAAAAGTACCAGGAGGAGCTAACCCAGTTATCAGTCACGGAACTGAAACAGTTGCAGAATTATTCGCAGCAGCTTTCAACGGAGAAAGCATTAACGGTTACCAAATCCAAGTTGGTGGAGTTACAAGAGATGCTAACTATGTTCCTAGAGCAGGAGAAAACATCACTTGTGCTAAAATGATTAAAGGAAACTAATAGTCATTAGATAGGGTGGAGGGTTTTCCCTCCCGCCCATATATTAAAACTTTTGGAGCGAAACAGATAATCATTTAGAATACGCAATATACTGACTTCAAAAGTATAGAATTAAGTTTTAAGAAAAAGGAGGCTATTAGTTTGATGGGGTATAAAATTACCCCCATCGCTCCATTCTTTTGTTTTAATTTTTATAGGGTGTCAGTATCGACACTCTATTTTTTTGGGTTAAGCGGTTCTAAGGTTAAAAACGAAATTAGCAACCGTATAACGATAAATATCTATTTTTAATATATTTATATTTATAAAATATTTTTAACGAAATACACTAGTTAAAAATGACCGAATTTAGCCGATTTAAGATTTTAAAAAAATTAAAAAAATAATTTAACAAAACTATTTACAAAACTAATTGAGTGTGATATAATAACATCATACTTTATTAAGGAGGAATATAATATGGAAGAACAAAACAATTTTGAAGTCGAAGTACCAATAGAAATTGATACCGACGCAGTAATTGAAGCACAAAGTGCTTGGGCATCTGATAGTGTAAGAAACTTTGTATCAGATGTAGATGAAGTATTAGCAAAATATCCTGAACTAGTTAAAATGAACTGGGCCTTATTCTATCAACAAGGTAGATTAGGATTTATGGATTTAGATGCTTTTGCTAAATCAGTAACAGCCAAAGTAGAAATTGACGGCGAAGATAAAAGTTTAGAAGAAATTATTGACAAGAACGAAGAATAGTATTATAATGTAATTAGTTTTAAGGAGGAAAATTATGGCTGAAAAGAATACTTTAAAGGAAATGGTTAATGAAGCAACAATTCAAGGAACATTATTAAATAATACCGTTGCTATCAAAACTGATAAAAACAATCGCAGATACTTATCAGGCGAACTAGAAGTTATGACTGAAAATGATTGCACAGTTCCAGTATCTGTATTTACTTATGAATTAAAAAATAGTGGAGAAAAAAATCCAATGTTTGAAAGATTATCTGCATATGTAGATTATCCATCAGCAAGAACTGTTGGCGTACAAAAAGCTCCAAAAATTGTTCTAAGTAAAGCAAGAATTGAAAATAACAACTTTTATTCTGAAAGAGATAATAGAGTAGTTAATACATGGAGGGTAAATGGTTCTTTTGTTAGAACTGTAGCATCAGACGCTGCCCCTATCAATCAATTCCAAATCCAAGGTATTGTATCTTCAATTAAAGAAGTTGTAGACAGAGATGGCGAAACAACAGGAGATTATGATATTAAATTATTAAATGTTGGATTTGGTGGAAAAGTTAATGAAATTACTTTAAGAATAGATGACAAAAAAGCTGCTGACTATATTAACGCAAATTATGAAGTTGGTAACCTAGTAACATTATATGGTGAAATATTCTATGAACAAAAAGAAAGAGTTGTTCAAGAAGACACTGGATTCGGTGAACCAATTAAAACAACTTATACAAACACAACAAGATTATTAAGAGTTACAGCAGGTAAAGAGGCTAAAGACGGAGAAGAAGCTGGATATAAATTAAAAGATTTACAAACAGCAGTTGCTCAACAAAATAACAATATAACTGAACGCTACAATGCTAGAGCACAAGCTACAGCAAGTACAAGTAAAGCAAGTGGCGCAGATTTATTATTTTAATAGGAGGTAACTTAAATGGCATTAGATTTATTAAAAGTAGAACCACATAAAGTAAAAGCTGGAGTACAAGGTAAAATGTTTATGTTTTATGGTGGAGCCAAAGTTGGTAAAACAACAGTGGCTTGTCAATTTGATAAACCTTTACTTTTAGCATTTGAAAGTGGATATAATTTAATTGACGGGATACATGCAGTTCCTATCTCTTCTTGGTTAGATTTAAAAAATTATGTTAAACAATTAAAGAAACCAGAAGTTAGAGAAATGTATAATACAATCATTTTAGATACGGTTGACATCATGTGGGGATTAACTGAAAAATTCGTTAAAGTTCAAGCAGATGTTGAAGACTTAACTGATATGGCCTTTGGTAAAGGTTACAGAAAAGTTAGAGATGAATTCCAAGATGTAATCAATGGCTTAGGTCAAATGGGATACACTTTAATTTTTATCTCTCACGCAGAGAAAAAAGATTATACTGATGTATTAGGTGTAACTCATAGTGGAATTACTCCAACATTAGATAAAAGACCAAAAGAAATCATCACAGGTTTAGTTGATGTAATGGCATTTATCAATGAAGAAAGCGATGGAAATGGTGGTAATAAATCAGTAGCATATTTCCGTGGCGGAACTTATGGCGAAAATACAAAAGTTGAAATAGAAGCAGGTAGCCGTTATGGTGAAGGTTTACCAATTAAAATTGATTGGTCTTACGATAACTTAATTAAAGCAGTCCAAGGTGCTGATGAAGCAATGGTAGCATCTGGTGTAGAAATATCTGCTAAGAATAAAACTATTTTAGAAGAAAAACAAGAAGCAACTTCTAAAGAAACAAAAAGAACTTTCTCAGAAGTATACTCTGATGTAACTTCTACATTAGAAATTATTAAAACTAAAATTGTTGCAGGAGATAATGAATTACAAGGAAAAGTTACTGGAATTGTAGAAAGTTATCTAGGAGCTGGTAAGAAAATTACTGAAGCTACCCCCGCACAACAAGAATTAGTAGAAGCAGCACTTAAAGAATTAAAGGAATTAGCATAATATGGCTCATAAGGTTAAATGTAAATTCTGTGGTAAAACATTTGACCGAGATATTGAGGAGTGCGTAAAAATCAATACTAGATATGCGCACTCCGAATGCTATACAAAAGGTCAACAAGCCGCAGCATTAGAAGAAGAAAAGTATAGAAGAATAACTGACCTTATTGTCGACCTAGATAAAGGAGAAATAGATTGGGCTCGAGTTGGGTCTCAAATAAAAAGGTTTCTCAATCAAGGTATGACTTATGATGGTATATATTATACGCTTTATTACTTTCATATTATTAAAAAGAATAAGTTTAAAAGCGTCGGAATAGTTCCTTATGTTTATGATGAGGCAAAAAGATATTACGAACGAGAAGGTAATATATATGGTCAAGCTATGAAAGTAAAGACCAATGAAATAAAAACGGAAAACAAGAAAGATATAGTTGTAGTTGAACCATTAAAAAAGGATAAAAAGTTAATATCATTTGATTACGACTAGAAAGGAGGATAGTGGTCATGTATAATACACACGCAATAGAAAAAGTATTGGCTGGCCTTTGCCAGGATAATGATTTAATTGTATCTGGTAATTATCCTTTACGATTAGAAGATTTTAGTGAAAGCAAATATAAGGCTATATATATGGCTTTATATAATTTATATACTTTGGGAAATAGTCATATAGATATACACGATATAGAAGGATACTTTAAAGAGCAAAAAGAGCTGTACCAAAAATTTATAGCAGACGGTGGTATGGATGTGCTATATCAAATATATTATGATGACACCCCTTTAAACTTTGATTATAATTATGGTTTAGTAAAGAAGCATAGCTTATTAAAAGATTTGAATAAGATAGGAATAGATACAACTGACTTATATGACAAATCTTTACCTGCAGATAAGTTTGAAAAACAAATGGCATTATTCAACGCTATGGATGTAGAAGATATCTTCAAATTTTATGAAGGCAAAATAAGCAATGTTCAAAATAAGTATGAAAGTTTATTAGAAAAAACTTGTATCTCAGTAGCTGAAGGACTAGAAGAATTATATAAACAATTAGCCACAGCCCCTGAAGTTGGTCTCCCTTTAGAAGGAGATATTTATAATACGGTTGCAAGAGGAGCCCGTCTTAAAAAATTATATATAGACTCTGCCTCTACTGGAGGTGGTAAGTCTAGAAGAATGGTTGGCAACGCTTGTAAACTTGCATTCCCTATGAGATATGATACAAAGAAAAAGGAATGGATAAATACGGGTTTAGAAAATAAAGTTTTATATATTACAACAGAGTTGGAACATGCTGAAGTCCAAACAATGGTTATAGCATATGTATCCGGCGTAGATGAAGATAAAATATTAAATCATAGATATAAAGATGATGAGCAAGAAAGAGTTGAATTAGCAATTCAATATATAGAAAATTATGATAACTTAATTATAGAGTTCTTGCCTAATCCTAGTTTTGCATCAATCCAAACAATAATAAGAAAACATTGTTTACAAGACGATGTTAAATTTGTCTTTTATGATTATATACATATATCGACAGGTTTAACTCAGGGTAGAGATAAACAAACAAGAGATGATATTATCTTAATGCTATTATCAGATACCTTAAAGAATTTAGCAAATGAGTTAGATATACACATATCATCTGCAACGCAATTAAATGGGACAGGAGATGACGGAGAAGCGAGAAACGAAAGTTTAATTCGTGGTGCCCGTTCCATTATAGATAAAGCAGACGTTGCAGGAATAACATTGCGATTAAGTCAAGCTGAAGAAGAGCTAGGGTCTCAATTAGCATTTAAGCTAGGAGTTCCTACACCAAACTTCATAACTGATATATATAAGAACCGTCGTGGTAAATGGACTAATATTCGTATATGGAGATATGTAGACTTAGGCACATGTCGAGTAACGGATTGTTTTATAACTAATAGGAAAAATGAAGTTCTAGATTTTAGCACAATGCAAATTCAAGTGCAACAAGCACCTAAGACCGGATTTGTAGTTGACACTAGACCAAGTGAATAATATGGATGCAGGAAAATGGTTAATTAACAAATTAAACACCTCTGACGTATTAAGATTGATGGAAAAATTAGGAGTACCCGAAACAGAGGTAAGATATGGAAATAATGCTCTTATCTTCCCAACTATTTGTCATAATGAACTTATAGGACAAGGTTCTCATAAATTATATTATTATGAGGATAGCAAAAGATTTTATTGTTATACACATTGTCATGCTATGTCTATATATGAGTTTATTATAAATGTATATGCAGCCCGCAATATGAAAATTACCTACTCCGGGGCGTATACATTATTAGACAGTATAGTTGCAGATAGACTTAAACATGGGTTTGCGATTATACAGGAACCAACAGAAGTATCTAGTGGTCAATTTAAAGAAAATTGGGAAGAAGAATTAACGGTATATAATGAGCATGTTTTGGAATGTTTTACTCAACAACCCAAATATTTAGCACCGTGGATAGAAGAAGGCATTGATTATGATGTCTTAATAAAATTTGGTGTTAGATTTGATATGGTTAGAAATCGTATAATGTTCCCGGTCATTGACCATTTAGGTAGATTGGTGGGAATAAAAGTTAGAAACTTTAATAAAGAAGATTTAGACGAACATCGTAAGTATATGCCCCTATGGTTAAATAAGGAGCTGTACTCTTATCCTAAGATGATGGTATTATATGGTTTCTATCAAAATAAAAGCACAATTAAAAGAGCAAAAGAATGTATCGTGTTCGAGGCAGAAAAATCAGTTATGCTATTTGACTCATACTTTACAAATAATAAATCGGTTAGTATGGGTGGAAGTTCGTTTAGTCAATATCACGCACAAATATTGAAGAATATAGGAGTGCAAAAAATTATATTGGCGATGGATAATGACTGGTCAGATGATGGTAATAAAATGTATGGATTAGAGAAAGCCATCAAAGAAGGACACAAGATACAAGAAATGGGTTTTGATGTAGATATAATATATGATTGGAACCAAGAATATCTTGGAGATAAAGATGCCCCCGTTGATAAAGGCAGACAAGTATATTCAAAATTATAT